GACGCATTAGCTTTATTTAAAAATTATAATGGCATAATAACACAAGATCTCGTATACAAGAGTGATGTGTTTTTATGGTTAGAGGTGTAAGCAGAATAAGCATTAGAAATGTTTCATAGTTGGATTAATAAAAAGACTACCAGAACAATAGTCTGGTAGTCTTATATCTACACTCTTGAAGTATAGATTGAACCATTGTAAAGCAAATCAATTCGACTTACACCGTTCACAGGCTTTTGAAAATTACTTCCATCCGCTTGCAGAATTACTTTTGCATATATTTTGTTATCAACTAATGACACAACGCAAGGATATACACCTATTGGGTAAGGATTTGTATCCATCAGTCGACACTGCATCATGCAACAGTTCTGTCCTGCATCTTCGCCAAGATCAAGAGAATCATTTAATACACCGATTAAATACTGATTTGAACCGTTGATATTTATGTTTTCTGTCAAATTACAATGAATGCCATCGCCTGCATTATAACCTCCAGCTATTGCAGTTGAGCAACCATCATTAGTAGCAAATTGATAAACGTTAAAAGGATTATGAGAAAATTTACTGACAATCCCTGCGGCAGTTGGTACAGTTCTTTTATATGCGTTTCCCTGATAGAAACCAGTTTTAAAAGCATTTACGATTGCATCTGCAAGTTCTAAGCAACCATTTTCGTTTGGATGAACGTTATCGCTCTGAAAATTTCCGTTGTTTTTCATAACAAAATCTACACCATTAAGAAAAACAGCTTTGTACTTTACACACTTTTTGTAGATGTTTTTTGTTATGAACATTTTTTCGTGATTTGAAAAACTATTTTTAAAATTTCCAATACATCCAACATAAATTGTAGCGTTTGGAAAACTTGCTTTTGCCCTTGTGATAAAGGTAGAAATTGCATTTTCAAGAGTTGATGCAGTGATTCCATTGTCATTACAACCCCCACAAACAATGATGCTTTTTATTGCTTCTTTATTAGTTATATCTGCAATAGCTCTGTTTAAGTAAGTCAAAAATGTGTTTGAAGTAATTCCCACAAAACCAATAGACCCTTGAGAATATTTGTGGCATGTTATTCCTGTGTAATTTTCAAATAAATCCTGCCAGCTATAACCCGTTCCAACTACTGAACTGACAGCGTATGAATCACCGATTAAAATACATTCATTTGCATGATCTGTATTTAGCATTGAGTTAATTTCATTGATTGATTTATCTACGTCATTTAATCTGTTACGAGCTTCTGAATCTTTGATGTAAATTTTTTCTGATGAGTCTTTGAATTCAAAATTCGATACATATTTCATGCTTAATTCTCTCCTTTACTTAATGTACATTGTCATTTCACTTTCGGTATATGTGATTAATGCTTTACTATCAGCAGTACTCTGTGCCGCTTTTGCTTTCGTTAATGCAGTATCAGCAGTACCCTGTGCACTATTTGCCAAAGTAATGGCATTATCAGCATTTTCACGTGCAGTTGTATCTGCAATTTCAAGTAAAGTTCCATTTAAATTAATATTTTTTAATAATGACATATTTTTTCTACCTTTCTATCTTTCTATAATTGACATTGTTGAGTCATCATCACTATATACATGTACATCAAAATTGGTCATTGCCGTAAATAGGTAAATCGACTCGTCCGGTTCATTGTAAAAAGCTGATAAAATTAATCTTGCATAATTTTCTTTAATCCATTGGTTTACAATAGATTCTGTCTGCTTTTCAATGCCTTTTAATACGTTGTTACTTTCTTTTGAAATTTTGATAAGCCAATCCAAATTCATGTCTTGCATGCTTGTTTGAGGGTAATAGTTAATCATGTATATTTTCTCCTTTTTAATAAACTAAAAGCAACAAATCATTTGCAAATAATCCTGTGCAATAGTCAATAAATGATTGCTTTCTCAAGCTCATTTCGCTTTCCATCATTTGCTGTGTGGTAGTCACACCGATGTTTCCATGAATACGTCCAGAATGTTCTGTGTTACCTTTTTCTGTGTTTACATCTTTTCGTCCATATGAGAATTCGTTTGTATTTGCTCCTGAAGTGGTAATTTGTGTCTGGTTTCCATATGTCATGATGTCCTGTTCACTAGGATCATACCCGGAAGAATTGAACGCGCTGACTTTCTGCTCATTGGTGTCTGTGCCTGTCTGCTTTGTTGTGCTTCCCTGTCCTGCCGTTTGTTTATTGCTGTCAGTTCCTGATAGTTGTGTTTCTCTTGTAATGTTTGGAGAGTCAGTCCAGTTTTCTTGTCGATCATAATTTTCAACTGGGTTGTACTCTAATTTTTCCAGAAGATCATACACTTTTTCTATGCTGTTTTTCCATTTTCTACTCCATGCGGGGATTGCAGTGTTTTTCATAAAATCCCAATCCGAGTATAGAGGTTCACAAGAACCATAAGACAAAATTAGTGAATCAATAAAATTCTGTTTGTCTGCATTTTTTGGAAAATCCATAGCATCAAACAAGGTTTCATCCCAGTTATACAACCCTGCAATGGTCATGGTATAATTAGCCATTTTCATTCACCACCTTAACAGTGTTGTAATTTTTTAATTTAATTGATAAGTTTAATGTGGGGTATAAACGATTTGCTTCATCTACACCCTGTTGCAATGTTTCCAACCAAGTGGTAAGTCTTGTTACACTCTCAACGTCATTTTTTTCCGTTTCAAGTACATTCAGTCGTTCTTTTTTGTCATTTCCTACCGAAGGGATGCCAACTTCTGTATCAAACTGATCCAAAAGTTTTTCAAACGTTTCAATCAGTTCTGGTGCAATAAAGTTGTTTTTCAAATCTTTATTAAAAGAATCCCACAATTCACTTTTTCCGGGCTTAAGATCATCAGTTTTTATGCTTGCATCATAAGAAACCGCTGGTTTGCCTGCCTGCACACTATCATAGATTTTTTTCAACGTCTGTGCTCCTGCTTTGTTTTTTGCGGCCATGAGAAATGCAAGTTTTGAATTAAAAATATTCATATCAAATGCACTTGCCACCAACGCAAGTTTATAAGAATAGTAACCAATTATGTCAAAAATTCCGCATCTGGTAGGCTTTAAATACAAAATTGCACAATCTTTCCCAATTTGCATACCGTCTTTTTCAAGTGAACCAGAATCAGCAAAAGAATGAATTTCTGCCATTGTAGGCTTACAATAAATGTTGTACCCGTATAAAGTGCAAATTTGAGCTACTAACCCATATAAATCCGTGTTAGTAATACAGATAAATCCGGCACCCAGTAAAACATACTTGAAATAGTCAATGTCAAATGTGGCATTGTACTTTATATCAAATACCGATGCTGCACGCTCATATAGCATGCGATCAAACATGTCTGTATATCTGCTATCTGCTTTGATTCCTGCAGGTTGCCAGTAATTTTGGACTATATTAATTTTTTCCATTTCTTGTGGTGTCCACATTTTTTACCTCCTATTCATAATAAAAGCCATTATTTAAAAAATTATTCACAGCATCTTGATCTCCGGAATAACCATTGATAGCCACAGATGCATTTCTGCATTTTAGGTACCCTGATAAAGTGTTTATTTTTCTCCTATCCCCATCCGCATAACCCTCTGTTGGTGGGTATGGTACGATGGAAGAACAAGTGTAAGTATATTGAGCTGCATCTTTACTACTAAGTATTGCAGTAATGGATCCATTTGAACCAATGATAGATGAATCAGGTGTAAGTACTCCTTTAATGCTTTCTAATCCACTTGTTGTAGCGCCAATCACATTTCCAGTCGCCAACTGTAATCCTGTATTATTTGCGGCATTTAAAATCGTTGATGGATTATTAGTAGCAAATCCAATCTGAATTGATACTGATAATTTAGTTTGAAAATGAGCTAAATCATTTTGACCAGAACGCAACCAAACTTCACACAATCCCGACACTGCATCGTAATAGTAATCTGCTGTCAATTGGTCATTAGCGGTTTTTGTAATATCAATCTGTACCACTCCAATAAAAGGAAGCTTTACAAAATACCGACTGAAATTGCTGTTCCAGTACTGAAAATGATACTTGTTATAACGTGAGTTAGTTATCCCTATATCATAAGTAAAATTAACAGATGGTGCATTGGTACCACCTATTACATTTGCATTAACTTTTGAATCCCAAAAGCCCAATTTTACGGTGTCAGCTACATGATAAAAATTTCCGATCGTAATAGGGCACCAGTCTATGCTCAAAATATACTTAAATGGGTCAAAAAACAGTTTGGTAAAAGCATCTTTTAATGCATCCCCCCAACTGCCGTCTGACCACATAAAAGCCAAAAGATTGTCAAGCTGTTCTTGTGTCATGTAATAGAGGGTAATTCCCTCATATGAGGTTGTTCTTACAATGAAATTACCACTGTAACCATTTGGAAATAAACCAACAGGTTCAGCAATGATGGTTGCATCTTTTTTCCAACTATCATCTGACAAATACATTGCATCTGGATATAGCAATGATTGATGGCTTGAGCGTTCAATCACACATGTATAATTTCCGATCTCTTCCTTATAAGTGGCAAGTACATCCTCTGTGCATGACACCTCAATTTGTGTTGCATTAATCGAAGTTACACTATTAATGAAATAATAATGGTCATTCCATTTTGCATAGTTGAAATTTAAAAATTCATTTAGTCCATAATGCAAAACAAATGTAGGGGACTGAAATGTAGTCCCCCTTTTTAGATCAACAGACACACTCGTTCCCTCATTTGGTCTTGCTGTACTGTTTGATTTCTTTGAAAAATTAAAAAAATCTACATTGATCATTTTATATAAACGTCCTTTCCTTTAACAGCACAACACCAACCAGATGGAATTTTAATCCAGATACAATCATCTTTTTCAATTACATCTTTACAAGTAACCACAGTTCCTTTTTTCAAACAACCATCTGCAAAAGCATGTCGCATTCCGTCAAGCGTGAGTTCATTTCGTGATTTTATGTTTCCTCCTGCTGACCATCTTACATGCAAATGATTTACCTGAACTGTATACATGTGTCCGACTTTGTATACATCTTCCTGTGTTTCATCCCACCACCGTCTTACAAGTTTAAGATCAGATCTTCGTGTAACCTTTGAAATTACAACACCTTTACCGGGATTGTTTTTTGTATTATTTTTTCCACCTCTGGATTCAATCATTAATCCATTGCCAACGTAAACAGCGCAATGAGTGATTTTATTTGTTGAAGAACCAAAGAAAAGGCAGTCACCCGGTTCCTGCATTCCAATAGGAATGTTTTTACCTATTTTAGAAAAACCCTGTGCTGTCAATCTTGGTACTTCGTAACCTGCATTATTTGATGCCGCATATAAAGCTCCGGAGCAATCATAGCCACCCTCACACATGTGTTCAGCACCCCAGACATAAGGTTTTCCTAACAATTTTTTAAAACTGTCAATCAATTCATTAGGTTTCATTTTTCCAGCCTCTCAATCAATGTATTCATTTTTTCAAGAGCAACTGTGTTATTTTTAATAACTTCACTGAGAGTGTCAACTTCATTTTTATGCTGCTCATTCAGATTATCAACTCTTGAATTTGTCTGATCGTACATGTACTTAACAAAGTATGCCATTACACAACAGGCAACGATTGGAAAAACATAGTTTCCTAAAATGGTAAGTAAAGTGTCAGTCATTGCTTATTTCCCCTCTCCCATTACGTAAAGGATTCCGTTGTGTGTATAGTTATTCCAGTAGTTTTTTCTGGAATGAACATACATGTTCCAATAACCACCAGCACTGTTAAAAGGTGTTGTGTCAGCATAATCAAATTGATACTGTACACCCATTGCTCTACGATCATAAAGTACTCCAAGTACATAAGGCAGATTGACTTCTGTTTCTGCCTGTTTTGCATTACCAGTTGAAACGTCCAAAATTGACGGTGTAATCTGTATTGCACTTGGTTCATCGGCTGACTGCCACCAGTTCACCAGTTCTTTGTTTTCAATTGTAAGTTCTTTATCATCAAAAACCCACGGCAACACCTGTGTTGTTGAATCAATCCAAAATTCAGAAAGCATCAGCAACCGCTGATTTTCTTTGCGGGTGAATCTCATAATCGGATTGTAACCTGTAATGTTAGCATGATACTTTGCTGATCTCTCCGTAAGTTTTTCAGAATCCAGTTTGATTCTGGCAATTGCAAAAGCCATGAAGTCTTTTTTGTAGGTGGTCAGCAGCTGATTTCTTGTGTATTTTGTACCATTTTTTGTGTTAAATTCTGCTGTAAGGTCGACTTCTTCCCCCATGCTGGAAAGACCTGCCATATAATTTAACATAGTTGCACGTCTCCCAGATTCACGATCTGTTTCAATATCATTCCGAAATTCAATCATTACTGCCTCGTAGAAGCGCATAAATTCTGCTTCACTTGTAAAAGCCTGTGCAATCTGATCGCGAAATCTTGTGATATGACGTTGCAAAACTTTTGTACCGTAAAATTTAAGCTCAAGTACCTTAGGCTTGTTAATTTTATACATATCAACAGAATTTCCATCGTCCAACTGTGTAGGATTGAGATCTGTGTTCCAATCCTGTGAGACTTCTGCATCCTGTGTCAGTGCTGTGATCTCACGTGTGATTGCACCCCACTGTCCGGAAGTCTGCTCAACTGCTGCCAATTTTCCAGTGTATTTTTCATTTGAAAAATAAGTGCAAGCAAACACCGTACTAAGTGCTTTTAGTGTGTTTTCTACACCAGTTCTTAAAAGTGTCTCACCTACTGACACAAAAGAACTTGTGTCTGTTGCAGTAAGATTTTCACGTCCGGTTGCCTGTTTTGCAACCGCATTAATGAGAGTATAGGCATCTTGCGGTGTAAAGTCATTTACTGCCATTTTTTTTTATTTCCCCTTTCCTAGTTCATAATCTCCATCATACGCTTTGCAATCTGGTCTGCTGTTTCTGGCTGACTATGTTTAGTCTGCAATCCTGTTGCTGCAAGGTTGCCAGCCTGAATCACGTTTGTAAGATTTGTGATAGCATTTAATAAGGCTTCATTCTGCTGTGCTGGCTGTGTCTGCTGTGTCTGCTGTGTCTGCTGTACCTGCTGTGTCTGCTGTGTCTGTTGCACCTGCTGTGCTGGCTGTTTCATGCCAAGAATTTCTGATTTTGTAAAACCTGCCTGTGTCAATGCAATTACATCTTCAATTTTCATTTTTTTCTTTCCTTTCTGCCACGGTTTAAAAAAATAGGAAAGCACTTATGGGTTACCACCCCGTGGCTTCTGCTTCCGGCAGTTGGTTTAGCCTTGCTTTCCTATTTATGATTTTACAACTATTTGAATATTCTGTCAATAAAAAATTTGCAGTTCATATTCTGGTAACTTATTCTATTTGTTATGATAAAATTATAAATATAGTTGTGAAAAGTCCTAAGTTGATTTCTTCCATGTTCTGTATCTTCATAATTATCTTTGCATGATCCAGAAATATGTTCACAAATATAAAGCTTTGCTTCTGATTTATGTTCATAGATTCCATAATTTCCAATCGTGCAAATCAATTTATATTGACGCAAATCTTCTGAATTAACTGCACTTGTATCATCATAAGCAAATTCATTGTCTAATGCCATACTTGCAAATTTGCTTTTTCGGTTGATTGCCTTATAAAGTGCAGTAGTTTCTTTTTTCTCACTGATCGGTGATTTGTTAATCAGAATTATCATTATACCTGCATCCGGCAACAGTGCAAACTCCTGACCTTTCTTTTTCATTCTTTCTAAGTAAGGCAATAAAGCGAAAGCATTTATAATCGGATTATCTAATGTATTGCTGTTTGAGGCCAACCACCAACGGAAAGGTTTTTTTCCTTTTAATTCACGATTAGAGCTGATTGTTTCTACGGCATTAAGAAAAGCCTCTTCCTCTCCATTCATTTTTTTGGACATTTCTTCTGGGATAAATTCATCGTAAAAACCCTCCGTAAATTCTGAACCTGAAAAACCTCTATTATTTTGCATTGTTGTTAAGGCAAAAGCCTCACCACGGTATTCAGTATTTCCATCCGGCAATTCTTCCTCTAAAATGATACGATTTTTTTCACCTTTTACAGAACGAAAATAGAAACAATGACCAGAATCAATGTTTACATCAATCCAAGGATTTTTCTTTTCTGCCATGACTGATTCAAGCTGCGTGACAGTTCTACGCATATAAACTATGCTCTCATTTTTTGAAAAAACATCATTGATAAAATGATTAAAAATCCCGTAGGTTTTTCCAGTTCTTCTTGCACCAATTATAAAAATAAAATTAATCTTATTTTTATCGGCAATCCGTACAAGTTTGGGGACATCTAGCCAACCGTCATTTTGATAAATGTTCATAGAAAAATACTCCTTTTTTAAGGGGGGGGTATTGTACCCCCCCTAATTAAATTGTTTACTGAAATTCTTCACTTGTGTTGTTTGAGTTGGAACCCTGCTCATTATATTTTTTGATGCAAGCTTTTTCCAACTGTGCTTTCCAATCTTTATCCAGACTGTATACTGAATTGTAGTATTTCTTGTCTTTTCCCTTAGATGACGGAAAAGACAAGAACAACCCATTTTTTCCTTTAACCAATGACAAACCTTTTACGATCAGCACTTCATCTAATTTTAATTCGATAAATGCTTTTGTGTTACTGTTTGCTGATTCATACTTTCTTACTGTGATTTTTACGTTCATGTTTTTTCTCCTTTTTAAAGATAAATAATAAAGTTAAATAAAATATATACCAATCCAACAATATACCCAAACAAGGCAAGAGTTAAAAAAAGTAACTTAAGAAAATCTTTGTTTCTCATTATGCCCCCCATTTAAAATAACTTGTGAAGCCCACGTTTATTTTGTGATAAAATTGCAATCAAATGTTTATCAGGATTCCCCGGTTCTGGTGGGGTAGGTCCTGGTGGGTTTCCAGTATAAATTTGATACCATTTATTTGCATACTCTTTTCTTCTATCAACATGATTTACTGTAGGGTCACGACTAGGTCGTTCATATGCTACCATAAATAAAACAGCTAACTTATCCGGGTTCCAACCCATACTATTTGCCCTGAACTGCTCCGGTGTAATCCCGATCATGTCATAAGTTGCTCCAGATGATAAATAAGGTGTGATAAAGGCTCTTGTTGTATACCATTGATTTCTCAAAGTGAATAGTTCATCATCTAAACATCGACATTGAACTGTACCATTTGTATAAGGACTTAAACCAAGCTGTTGGCAAGCGTCAATCAAATCACTTTTGGGTGTCCATTGGAATATCCCATATCCGCCACCACCTCCTTCTTCTACACGTCCGGGATTGATTCCTGATTCTGCATTTGCATTTCCTGCCAATGCAGAAATTGTACTTATATTGTAACCAAGTCCAGTAAATACAGAGCCAAAAATACTACCATTATTTTGCGTTTCAGCTTCTGTTAATGCTCCTGATCTGCTAATCCATTCTGTCATTCTTTCTCCTTTCTAATCAAAAATAGGTATATCCATTTCAAATTTTAACGGCAATCCAGTCTCTTTATCATAGGGGATTGTATGATCCAATTCATATTCTGTATCAGTTAATCGTATTGCACAACCATACTCTATTCTACATTCATCCATTTCTATTTTTCTAATTTCTGGAATATTAATGT